CGTCTTAGCTCTTAGCGTTACGTCCACGTAATTTTCTTTCCAGTAATCCAGGCAATCCTTTACCGTTGGCTTACTCTTGGATTTGTTGCCACCAGCCAGCGTTCGGGGGTCAATGCCTTTGTCTGCCGACTCCCTCAGGTCTGCAACGATATTGCGGGCATCGCGCAGGGTCAGCGCTGGGTAGCGCCCGAGCCCCATTCGGTTCTGCTTCCCTTCCCATCGGAACCTAAACTGAAAGCTGATCACGCCTTTGGGGGTTATGCGAATTCCAAGCCCGTCTGAATCCGTAATTTCAGCAGGCCCAGAATATGGTTTACCATAGATAGAGCGGAGCTTTGTGTCACTGATTGCCATGTTAGTTTTCTGTACTCACCATTTTGGTATTTTATGTACTTATTCTGTACTCAATATCGCATGAACGAACATAAACAACAATATCAAATCATGTACAACCATGTTCATCACTTGACAAAAAAAAGAAATAATAATTACAAATCATACACATAAATAGTTAACCATGTTCATCTTTGGCCGTACAATATCAACCATGTGCAAAGCCCACACCTTGCCGAAGATTACTTGAACAAAGTCACAACCAACTGATTTAAAATAAAATTAATTAATACTCGCCTAAAGTATGTACTTAATTATGTACTCACAAACCTAAACAATCCATTTGACTAGTAATCATCTCTCGTTAAATACTGTATATCCAACCAGCACAAAGGTGATTATCATGCGTGTAGAAATCAGCATTGCCAAAGAGAAAGCCGCGAAAATGCCAAAGAGGTCAATGGAGGCCTTGAAAGACGAAATGACCCGTCGAATCAGCAAGCAATATGACGACGTTGAAGTAATCGTGAAAACGGCCAGTAATGATGGACTGAGCGTTTTGTGGGCGACTGATAAAGAAATCGCCAAAGAATTTGTAGAGACCACTCTAAAAGACGCCTGGGAGACGGCTGACGACTGGTTTGTGTGTTGAGTTATGGGTATAGTGCGCCCCGACTGTACGGCATGAACACCTGCAGTTACCCTACTCGGCAGGTCTTATATACGGCTGCCGGGTGGGTTTTTACATCAAATCCTCACCCAGCCTCATGCAGCATGCTATCAGGGAAATCTTTATAAATCGTCTTCACCCCTCCGAGCACATAGGCCACAGACACAATGTTTTAACTGCTCAGACCAGAAATATCTGGAAGCTTTAGGCATCTTCTTGGAAGATAGACGAGCGCAAAGACGCACACAGCAATGATGTTATGTAGTATTTTCCCCTTGAGTGTGCCTGTTCAAGGGGATTTTTTATCGCCGTATTGTACCGGCAAATATTTGTAAATCGTCTTCACGTCCACGCCTGTCACATCGGCCACACGCGACTGGACAGGCGGTTAGTCCGGTATGTTTCTCGCGCTACTACTGCTTACGTTAACGTCTGGTAATGATCTAGCGGCGCGACGTAAAGCGGCGTTGAAAGCAATTATAGTGACCGGCCGGCGTTGGTACTTCACACGGTTAGAATGGCTCTGAAATAAAAAAACATCTTCTGGATAGCGTTCTCTTCTACGAGCAATCATCGCCTCCACTGGAGGGGTTGATTTAACACGTAGCTCCTTCAGGTGACCCTGTTTTCGTATCAGTATCAAGTCACCATCAATATCATCATATCGAATACTCAGCAGCCTTCCAGCGCTTAAACCCGTGTGAAAAATTAACGCCCACAAGTCAGCCCATGTATCTGAGATGGAAACAAGATTGCTGTTAATAGTTAAAAATTGTTCAAAACTTATTGTTTTCTTACCGTTCACGAACAAACCAAACTGTTTTCAAAGCTGAATGAATTGATTAAGCCAAACGTAACATATCAGGAAAAGTAGTGAAATCTTTGTCTTCAAGTCGCCGGGAGGTACTTGTAGATTGTTTTCATGTCCACGCCTGTCACATCAGCCACCTGCTGCCGGGTTGCGCCGTTCTCCAGCATTCTGCGACATCTCTCCACCACTTCTTCAGTCATTATCCGGCGGCGGCCGCCGACTCTCCCCTGCTCCCTAGCAGCGGCTAATCCGGCTCGGGTACGCTCCACTATTAACTCGCGCTCCATTTCCGCCAGGGCGCTCATGACGTGGAAGAAGAATCGCCCTGCTGGCGTACTGGTATCGATGCTGTCGGTCAGACTGCGGAAATTCACCCCGCGCGCCTGCAGCTCCGACACGAGCGTAATCAGATCGCGCACGCTGCGGCCCAGCCTGTCCAGCTTCCACACCACCAGCACATCGCCCGGGCGGAGCCGCCACAGCACACGCTTTAATCCCGGTCTCCTGGCGTTCTTTCCGCTCGCCGTATCCTCGAAAACCAGCTCACATTCTGCGCGGATCAGCGCATTTTTCTGTAAATCGAGGTTCTGATCCCCTGTTGATACGGACGGAACAGTTACACCGACGTTTGGAACGAGACTGGATATCTCAGGGCTTACCGATGCCAACCATACGATGCGAATTGAGTGCGCGGCATCCGCAGGTAGTCCACTGCGCCTACAGTATCTGGTCAGGAACAAGCGCCATTCGGTTATGAACAGCGGCCTGATTGGCACCAACACGGCTGAGTGGCTACCAGGCGGAACGCTTCTGGTACCGGAAGCGCTGCCTCCAAACGGCACCCACATCCTGATTAAACTGGGAACAAACGACAGGGGAATGGCGACTGGGCCTGGTTACATGGCTGGCGCGCAGGGAACGTTCGTCAACCTCAACGTCATTGTTAACTCTCTCCGGACTACCTACCCCGGTGTGCGGCTCATCCTCATCGCGCCGCCGTATGCACCGACTGACAGCGCGTATGGTTCCAGCGACGAGATAGCTCGCGCAGTTCGACGGGCGGCTAGGGTTCTGGAGTGTGATTTTATCGATCTGTACTCTCCAACACTGGAGCTGCAGGGTGAGACCTGGCTGAGTGATGGATTGCATCCTAATGACTATGGCTACCGCACCATGTTTAAAGCTGTTCAGGCTGCAATTGTGTCTGCCGGCAGTAAATAAATTATGAAGATAAATCTCTCGAAGTAAAAAGGTTCCCCCCGACTCAAATCGGGGGGATTTCACTACTCAGCAAGGGACGAATATCATGGAAGCGCCCATGGACTGATAGCTAGTCTACCAGTTTCTGGAGAGCAGTAAGCCGATCGATTATCAGTGAGGAAATACGCGCAGGCCCCGTGTCCGCATTGAGGTGGATACGGGAAGGGTTGGTGTCACCTTCCGTCATCAGGAAGTTGTTGCTGTTAAACTTCGTCCATCCGCAATCGGCGTTCAGGTCAATCAATGGGAAACCGTATCGTAATGCCACGGCGCGTATCGCCGCCGCATAGTCAGAAACCCGCCCATAGCCATTTGTTTCACCGTCAACCCAGGCTGAATACCGTGGAGAATCATAGTCACCATTAAATGGAGTGCACCAGAAGATCGGTTTTGTTGGCGCGCGTGCACGCAACTTCTGAGCGATGATGTTCAGCGCACCGTAAACAGTTGTGTTCACTGTGTCGGTGATACTTCCAATCGGAATATTTTGCGCCCAGTCATTAGTCCCCCAGGGGCCGCAAATCCAGGCATCCGATGACGTATTGAGTGCATTGATTCGAACGTCATCACACATGCTGATTTGCGTTGACGCGCTGTCAGGCTTGGCAATTTTCGAACCTCCTACACCATGATTCAGGAATGAACATCCCAGCTCTGCAGCGACAAGGGGTTGCCAGCGATTATATGCAACGTTACTGTCTCCCATCACGTCAATAACTTTTCCAGACCATTTTGACTTTATATTAGCCTCGACCATTTCCAGTCTGTCTTTAATGCTGGATGTTCCAATCATTTGAAATTTTTCGACTGAAATCGGTACGGCAGTACGACTGGTAATACCTATTTTTCTCGTTCCCACAGGCACCGTTAGTTCATACCGTTCCAGATTAACTACACTTGAATTTCCATCATACTCCTTCCCAATAACTTCATCGTTCTCATCGTAATAAATAGCGAGAGAGACGCCTGAGCCATTAACCCTTGCAGTAACTCGCCATCTTTCTCCTGCCTCGTGTTGTAAAAAAACGACTTCAGAAACTGACTGCTCAACCAGTAATCCTGTATTACGACTGATGTAGTAGCCGGTCAAAACATCTACCGGGTAATCGGCAAAATCCAGTGGCATTAAAGATTCAAGTTTTGATACACGCTCTTCTAAACTCATATGTTTTCCCTTTCATTTCTCTACAAAAAAATACTGTTTAAATATACAGTACTATCATTCGTAGTGCAGATCAACAACAGACTGTTTAAAGCAGCTTTAGTACAGATGAAACAATTGGCAAGCCGCCACCCGTCGCCGGGTCGGGATGGATGCCATCAGCATTGAACCAGTTGCGCGGTGACGTTGACGCATAGTCTGAAGGTTTATCGCCATAGTCAATCTGGAGGTCATGATAGGCAACCCTGTTCAGTGCACAGATATCCCTGACAACAGACGCATAAGCCGCCATTGCCACATTGTTATTCCTCTGGTTTTCACAGGGCATGAGCACCAGGACATCAGCCAACGGACAGGCAGTGCGAACCGCTGTGATTATCGTCTGAATATCGGCAGCAAACGCGGATGGATCACGGGATGATGTCTGGTCATTGGTCCCATGCAGAATGGTCACCAGATTGGGGGCCAGCGCGGTGAATGCTGCTTTCCATGTTGCGCTGGTAACCTGCGCCGCCCATTGTTGAGCAGAACTCCCCGTCGCACCCAGCTTGTGAGACCGGACACCATCTGTCGCGGTCTGCACATCCAGACCGTACAGCTCAACGGTTCCTGATACCGGACTGAACCAGATATTGAAAGCTGTTGCCGGTACCGTGAGGCTGACGACCGCAAGGTCAGTGAACGTGCTCAGGTCGATAGTTGTCCAGTTAACTCCACCATCTGTGCTGTATTTAACACTCCCCTGCGGTTTAGCAAAAAGGCGGACTGACGATGCATTTGCCGGTATACCGTTCGCCCTGAAAGTAGCGGTGGTATCAGAAGACGAGACGCTACAAATATCTGCGCTCTGTGCTGCCGCATATGTCGGAGTCCATGTTCCTGTTTTGGTCAAAGTTATCTGACCAAGTATATTGCCGTTGTACTGCCCGAAACCCGCCTCAGACGGATAGCCAAAGCCGATATATCCAATACCAGCACTTCCGTAGTCAGCCTGCATTTTCCCGGCAAATATACCACTCCAGCGGTTCCACAGGTGGGTCCAGCTATCGCCAATGTGCGCTGTTACCAGTGTTGCTGACTGAGACAGTTTCCGGTTCATCAGGCGCTTATGCGTCTCCCTGAGTGAATCCTGATTCAGCGTGAACGTTCTGGAGGTGGTGAAGTCTGCATCCTGCCGGTACGTATCATCGCTCAGTACAGGTGAGCCGTTACCGACAAACAAACCCCGCGATACGACATACACCCCGGCAGCCCCTACCGTTTGCCCGTTCATTAAGCGGATTTGCAGATATCCGGCCGTATCCACAATTTCCTGCGTAATGGCAATTGTCCTGACCAGCGTCTGATACTGCTGCGACGGAAACTGAAATGGCTGCGAGGAAGAGTTGCTGATAACGGTGCCGCCTGCCGTCCGGAAATATGCTGCGAGATTAATAGCCTGAGATGAAATAACTCCCAGGGCTACTGTCAGTGAATCTCCGGCACGCAGTCCAAGCCGCTTTGCTGAAATGTTAATATCCGTCTGACCACCACCTGCTGGGATAATCAGGGATTTTTTCCTAAGAAACGGGCTGCCAGAATAATCCGCAACATATGCTGGTAGTGAAACCCCTGCAACTTGAGCAGGACCCCAACCATCAATACACGTTTCCCCGCACTCGTAGCGGCGATACCACGGATCTGGCCACAGGTTAATCTGCTGGCGCTGGTACCCTGAATACTCTGCTGGAAGGCTACCGTAAATAAACTCAGGGCGAGATCGTCCGAAAGCTACACCTATGGCAACCAGCTCCTTGACCATAGCCCCTGATGCGCGAAGCGTAAGGTATGTCGTTGATGCTGGTATTGTCAGCGTGGTACTTCCATCATTAAAGCCGGATGCTGATGCGGCAATAGTTGCCGAAGAAAGTACTCCGGATGCATTACGACAGAAAACCTGAAACGTGCCACCCGTTGATGAGAACCATGCAGCCAGACGGACAGTGATTGTGTCTCCCGGCTTAACCCCCATCGAACTGAGAGAAATAATACGATCAGCACCAACTCCTGACGTGTTTTGGATCCCGGTCTTACCCCATGGTGAATTTGCGCTGTTCTGAATCAATGTTCCTGCGTAACTCATGGCGTCAACCACGCCTGCAGGAAGTCCTTGCTTAGGACGAACGGAAAGCATCTCGCCAAAAGGGTCGTACACGAGGTTATCAGGGGTACCCAATGCCTCCTGGTACGCTTTTGAAGGGAAAGACCTTGTGAATTCAGGAGTAACATCACCAATAGCTGCGGCATAGGCACCGATTTTGAACGCCCCTGACACAGTGTTTTGCACCCGAATTCGTATGGATGATGCGCCAGATGGCACAGCAATGACCACAACCGGCGAAGATATACCAGCAACCAGTGGAGAGGCTTCCCCTGTAGTGATGGTTGCTCCCGCTGAATCAAGCCAATAAATCTGTAACTTGCCTCCAGCGTTCTCGAACCATACCAAAACAGAGAAAGCTAAAGTGTCTCCTGGTTTTACCTGTAGTTTTGACACATCGTAATATTTATCAAACGATGTTACACCAGAAGCTTGAATAACAGGAGTTGGAAGCGGCAAATTAACATCAGCAGTAGAAAAAGCTGGCGTAGCGCCTTTATACCAATCCCAGCTAGCAAATGTTAACTGTTCTGCAGATTGCTCATTGAAAGCATCAAAAAGGATATTTGATCTCTTTAATGAGTCATAAGATGGCATTTTACGGCCGGTTGCTGTCAACGTTCCGGCATTGTTGATTACCTCAATCGCAAGAGCGCTGTCATCCGGGCTACGGTAATATGTGGTCGATCCTACCGGAATATTAGCGATGTCCGCCTGTGCCGCCGCCAGCGTCGCGTACTGTTTACTGAGCGGGATCAGGTTCTGCCTGACCTCATCGTTTTTCGCCATCATCTGGCGCCACGAATAGAGTGGATCGCCACCACGGTCAGGAACATCAGCGGCTGGCCCATTGACCAGCTTATCCAGACGCTCAGCGTTATCAAGCAGCACAGCGGGAGACGTGCTCCCCAGCTCCGGGTTAAAGGCCATGTTTTTTGCTCCAAAAAAGTCGTTCGCCCAAACGAGGGTTTGAGCGAAAGAAAAGTTGAAAGGGATTTTTTTGGTATTAAGCAGCGTCGCCAGGGTATGTGGCGTCGTCGTACTGGTAGAACGATTCGAGGTATTCTTTAGCGGTGACCTGACAGGTTCCGTCAGACTGCGGGGCGATCTCCTCTACAATGGCGTCGTAGACGTGGCGCGTTGAGCCGCAGAACACCAGGCGGATCGGCTCGATGGTTGCCGACGACAGGTCAACCCGCATGGGATCATCAAACTCGCTCAGGTGCGGGACTGACAGCTGAAAATCACCCACCCTGCTCGCCACCATCAGCCCGGATGCAGAGCCATCCTGATAGCGGATCAGCGCGCGGGGATTTTCGAAAGACCAGTCCAGCGGCTCCGTGACGGTGAACGTTGTCACGCCACCAGCCGTTGTCATCGCCTCCACCAGACAGGAAATCGTGTTGTTGCCCGGAATATCATCCGTTAGCACTATGCGATCGCCCGTGTTGTAGCACAGCGCGTCCAGCTCGGTAGTGGTCTGGAACGTCACCCGCTGCTGCAGGTATTTCATCAGGCGACGCATCCCGATCTGGTAGGCGTGATCCTGATTCAGTACCCCATCGAGTTTGTAGTTCTCGATTTTCACCGGCGTGGGATTATCAGGCGTCCGGCATTTAACGGTCTCCTCTGCCCAGGTAGTCCCGTTGATGTACGTCACGTCGACACCATCAAAATCATCGTCGGACGGTACGGTAAATCCGCACTGCAGCTCCTCCACCATCTCATGCGGAGTGATCACGCCAGTCCAGGGCTTAATCCCTTCCCTGTTTACCGTCGCCAGGCCATCGCTCAACAGGAAGCGGGACTTCCCGGCATTGGCTATCTTCTGCAGCATTTCCAGCGCTGAGATACTGTCGCCCGTGGCGAAATCGAAATACTCGCCCCGTGGCGTCCAGTACGCGGACTCCAGCGCGTTGATGGTGTCGACATCCATTTCCAGCCCAAGAGAGTTCGCGACATGCAGCAGCGCTCCCGAAATGGTTCTGGCCGTTCCTGAGTCGTAGGCCCGCGTGGTCACAATATTTACGCGGCGGTCCGACTGCGCCGCCAGCTTCCCGCCCGTCTCAACGGTCACCGCCATCAGCGACACGCCGGGATAGGATGAAGGGCGCGTCAGCAGTCGCCCGCGCAGTGCCTGCCAGTACATACTGTCTCGCGCGTTGTTTGAGCCCTGCTCATTGCGCCGACGGCAGCGAACCTCTACCAGCCCCGGAGAGCTGAGGGTGATCCGCTCAGTGAAACCTAACCCGTTGACGTTTTTCAGCGCATACTCGCCCTGGTGACTCACCCACCCCGATCCGGAACCGTAGACGCGATACTGTATCTCCCACTCCACGTGGCGGATCCGTTTTTTGCCCTTACTGTCAAAGCCACAGATGCCGTTCGGGAAGGAGAAATTCACCTCGAACGCATCCACTACTTCATTTTCAGGGCATACGAGGAACGGCCCCAGCCAGCTCAGCGTGTCGTTAAGGCCAGTGGCCTCATAGTCAATCATCGTCCTGGCGGTGAAACCCGGCCATGACTCATCAACGGCACCGTTAACCAGGCGCGCCACCGTCGCCGTCGTGCCGTCGGCAGAGACAATGCGGTACTCATTCCCGCGGTGAGCAAGTGAAAGCCGTTGCACCCCCTCCGGCATACCGGAAAAGGCCGTTCCCGTGGCGCTGTTATAGGCAAGCGTCACATTCGCCGTTACCGCCGGGCTGCCGCCGGTTGATGCCGTGCCGGAGGTGTAAACCGGGGCATCACCGAAAACAGCTGCAGGCAGCGAAGAGGACGTGATCTCCCCACCCGCGAACGGACTGGCCGACTCGGTTATCAGTACGCTGCCGCCGTTGTCCTGCGCAACCAGGCCGGAGCCGGTGAGTCCCTCGGTGATGGCCGCCAGCAGTCCCGACATCGAGACGTAGTTAGCCACCAGCGACACCGGGTAGGTAACCCCCTGCCAGGTGATCGTGAACGTGCTGGAGCTGGTCGAAAAATCGTAGGTGGTCGGGGCCGCACTGGCCTGAACTTTTGCCGCACTCCCCCCGGTGCCGGGCACTGCAGCCTGACCGGGGGTATATGACGCGATAAACAGATCGTAATCGACAGAGTTAAACCCCAGCGTCACCGGCATACCTACTACCGGCGCGATCTCCGTCAGCAGCGGGCTTGCGATAACGCTGTATCCGGCCGCCGTGGTGATCTGGTAGTTCGCCGGGGCTTTAAGTTCGACCACGGCGCCAGCGACCCAGCTGGGCGGCAGTGCGTTATCGTTCTCGTCATTATCGTCATCATCATCCGTATCCAGCCCCGTAAACGTCACGCTCGATCCGGAGACGGTCATGCTGTCTGCGATAATGTCGTCTGCGTCCGGCGACGTCTGGGCCATATCCAGCCCGGTGCCGGATGACGTCCCGCCCACTTCGGTGGAGTTGACCCAGTTTTCGCTGCGCTCATCACCGGAAACGTCCGCGCCTGGCGGGTAATGGGTGCTGCTGAATCCCGGTAGAGTTGAAGCTGGCGTACTGCCAACCCTGATATCGCCATTGGTATAAATCAGTTCACCGACACCGAGACAAAGCAGCATCTGGACGCGCATTTTCGTAGGATCGGCGGCATCAAACCGGGTAACCGGCTGCACCACATAATCAGGGTAGATACGCACCCGGCCAAATACCTCACGAATGGCATCACCGAGTTTTGCGGTGTTGGCCCGCGCCGGGTTCAGGTCGAGACTCCGCCCTGTGGATGAGGTATAGCCGCCCGTATCGATGGTGCTCATCATAAAAAGCGAATAGGCTGCAGCGGCAACGGAGATACCGACGCCGATCCACGCGATTGTGGCGGCCTCCAGCCCGAAGGGAACCGGATAAAGCCTGACATCACTATCAGGGCGAATCACACACTTAGCCCACTCGCCTGGCGGAATTAACAGCCCCTCAACCTCAACGGTCAGCGGTGGGACATCCCGATCCTCGTAGCCTTCAACATTTGCCACCAGCCAGCTGCGAATACTGGTTACACCATGCTCATGCGTTTCGAGTGGTTCACCGGGAAGCCGGGACGGGTAAAAACGAATGGTCATTGCCAGAACTCCACTTTGACAAATCGGCGCTTAAACCGCGGCAACGGCAGAAAGGTGACGTTCGTACCCGGGTTGCATTCCGCCACATGCAACAGACCACCGATACTGACCACGATCCCTACGTGGGTGACGGTCGACCCGGAATAACAGGCCACCCCGGCCCCTTCGCAGGGTTCGCAGCGCTCAAGGGTAAGCATCATCCTGCGCGCTTCCCGGTCGAGGCCGCCGTCGTCTTTGGTGACCCCTGCAAAATCGGGCCAGACGGGTAAATTCAGGTCGCGGCGTATCTCGTTCACAATGCCGAAACAGTCGAGTTGCGGGTATACGCGCCCGCCCTTCAGCCAGGTGACTGAACGGTATTTATCAGGGTTAAACATTGGGATTCCTTAGCTGATATAACGCAGTCCGGGGAATACAGGGAGCGTGTAGCGGTATCGCGGCCAGGCGGTATCGAGGATATTCATGTAGCCCGCAGTGATCTGCACCTCTGTCGCCGTCCAGGAGCCCGACTTGATTTTCAGCGTATACGGCACTTCCGCAGGGGCCGCTACATCCGTGGAGATATAACGCCGGTACGTCAGAAATGCAGACAGACGGTTAGCCAGCGCATTGCGGATCGCCGTGGACACAACACCATCGATATTGCACAAGGCAAATTTGAGGTCCTGCGTGCCGTCCGCATTGCGCGCCGGCAGCGCAATGTCTATCGCACAGGCGGTAAACGTTACGGTATCGCCGTTCTCCGTCGTTGCTGTGATGTTCTCGTAACCCTGGCACAGATAATGGACGTCAGAACCAATGGTGATCTGCAGCGTTTCAATGATCAGCTCCGGGCCGCTGCTGGCGTAAAGGCGTTTAATCTGAGTCATGCTTCGGCCACTCCTTATTCAGCGCAATATCCAGCAGTGAGCTGCCGACGATCCATTCCGGGTAATGCCCCCATCCAGACGGCGGCAATGGGCGCTCCCAGAGTTCTACTGGCGCGGTATATCTCCAGTAAAATCCGCCTTCTGGCGTGGGGCCTTTATAAATATCCGTGAAACGACACACGTAATTTTTCAGCCCTACAGGCGTTAATAACGGTATGTTGAACCACGCCGCCCCATCTGATAACTCATCCCGAAACCACGCCTCAAAAGCCTGCGCCTGGGCGTCAGAAAAAATCCAGGCCAGATCTGTTTGGGTTGGTGTCGAGGTGTAAGCACGCCGCTGCCGTGCCCGGCCAGTTACCATCTGAGTCCGTTTCAGAGGAGATACAGGTGTTAAACCAAAACTCTCTTTAAGCGGTCCAGGCAGGTAAGCGGAGGGGTAATAAAGCGTTGTGGTGATAGCCATTAGCTAATTTTCCTCCCCGAGGTAGTTTTCCCCATCAAGGCCTTATGCAAATCACCCTGACCGCTTGCGACTGAATTAACCGCCTTCTGGTATCCCCTTTCTGCCCCCTCATCTGCAGCTTTACGGACCAGCGCCAAAGTTGCATCGGAAGGGTTACCATTGATGGGGATATTGATTGTGGGCGAATAAATCGCGCCGCCCCCTGTTGACTGGTTTGCTACTCGATCCAGAGTGGCATCAAGTTTGGCGCTGGTTTTAGCAGTCGTAACGCGTTCACCTTTCTGCAGAAGCCAGGTTCCCGTTTCGGGCACAGAGTCGATACCGTCGTGAGCCTGGCCATGAAGCGCCGATCCGATAGCAGTCATGAACACGCCAGCAGCAGCTGCCGCAGCTATTGCTTGTGCAGGTGCAACAGCAGGACCAACATAAGGAACCCCTATCCATTGGGTGAAAGCATTCAATGCAGCCATGGCGACTTGCGCTGCTGCATATTGCAATAGCGCAGTTCCTACAGATTGAATAAACGTTGCTGCAAAATCTTGAGCATTTAATTTACCTGTTTCGGCCCATTGAACGATCATATCGGTCATGCTGCTAAATGTTTGCGCACCAACCTGTTGCATGGTGGAATACAAATCCATTGCGGCAGTTGCTTGTTCAGCAAACCCAGATATAAACCCAGCGTTATAATCACCACGCATCTCATCCTGCTGCTTATAGTAATCCTTCTGAATTTCAAGCCTTTGATTTAGAGCATCCTGCAAAGCTGATGTTTCAGAATCATACAAACTCTTAGTTATATCACCAGATTGATACTGCTTTAATAAATCCTCTTTTTGTGATTCAAAGTCTAACTGAATGCTATTTAACTCTTGCGCCCTGCCTCTTTCTCTTGAGCCCGAATAACGACCAACAAACTCACTTTCATGCCCCTGTCTAATTAACTTATTTTGGCGTTCAAGATTTGATGCAAATTCAGCTAACTTTGCATTTTCTTTGTTTATCCGAAGTTCTTCTTTTTTGGAATCGAGAACTTTCGCTGCATCTCTCAATTGCTCTTTTTGTGCTTCTGCTAATTTTTTAAGATTCCCACTGGAAATATCGAAGTTTATCTTTTCAAGCTCGGTAACTTCGGCTGTTTTTTTACCAGTCGTTTCAATCAGGGCGGCTTGCTTTTGTAAATCAAGCAGTCTATTTTTGAAAGCATTGTCAGTAGGATTGCTTTTTGGTTTTGTTTTTGGCTGGTTCTGGTTAGACTCCCCTTTGCCCAACGAAAAATCATTATCTTTAGAAGTGTCAATGCCAAGATCAGAAAGTAGAGAGGTGAGCCCTTTCGCTCCTCTATCTACCTGCTCCGGAGTCATGCTTGACTTTATCGCGCGAAGAAATTGAAGACGTTTAGTTAAAAAGTCTAATTCGTCTTTTTGTTCCTTACTTTGATTCCCTCGTTTGTTAAGGAATGCAATGCGCTGTGCAATATCACTTTCATCAGCAGCGTTATAATTACCAGATACAGCACCGATACGAGAGCGGGTAAAAGTAGCAATGGCCCCCAAGCCACCAGCAATACGCCCCACAACCCCGGCAAGGCTTATGGCTTCACCAACCAGGTCTGATAGCCCCTGAAGAACAGCAGGATCGGTGAAGACGTCACGAATATCATCAAGCCCATCCTGCAATGGTGTAAGGTCAATCTTAGCCAGCCCCGAAGCAATTTCCATTTTAAGGCCGCGGGCGCTAGTCTCTATGTCCTGAAAGAACTGATTAACCTTAACAAGGTTATCAATATCTTCTTGCGGTGGAGCGACACCAAAATCTTTTGATAACTGGATAAACTGTTTCAGCTTTTCGTTGTTGTTATCAAACAACGGCAGCATTTTTGACAGATCATTACCCAGACTTTCGAGAATATTTGTTTTCCCGGCCTGAGTGGGGATTTTCTGTAATGCTTCACTGATTGCCATCAGCTGCTTATCTGGGGATTGCTGAGCCAGCTTCTGAGCTGAAAGCCCCAAAGTATCCAGCGCCTGAGCAGCCTCACCTGATTTATTCAGGACCGCATCGCCGACCTTATCATTAATGTCTTTGAAAATATCGGCTATGTTGTCACCGGTTAAACCGGCTTGTTCAGCAGCGTATTGCCACGATAACAAATCCTGGGTGGACATTTTAAGAGATTTTGCCCAGCGATCAGCTTCTGTAACCTGCTGTGCAGTATTTTTAACAATGGCTAACCCAGCAGCACCAATGCCAACAGCTGCTGTAGCCGCCGCAGCACCCACAGAAATGATTGAAGAGCTTACCTCTTTAGCATCCTTTTTTACCTGGTCGCGCCACTTTTGAGAAGATCTTTCGGCTTTGTCCATACCCTGAACAAATCCACCCACTTTTGCGATCAGGTCGATTGTTAACGTACCAAGGGACTTGCCAGCCATTGAATTTTCTCCAGGCAATAAAAAACCCCGCAGGAGCGAGGTTTATTTTATGATTTATCTAATTTAACTTTTACCGCACCCTCCGATTTGGAAGGATGCAGTATAGTCAGTGGCGCTATTTTGATTAACAAGATACAGATAAGACTTATTACCAACATAACCGCCATAACTGTTTTTAGCGTTAAGAGTAAAAGGAACTAACCATCCGTAATAAGTTGTAAATCCTGATTTGCACCAGCCTTTGAAAGGTTCATTGAAATCATATCGTGCAGAATAAGGGTCCTTAAGGCGCGCCGACATACTATTTTTAATTATTTCCTGATAATTATCAGGTAACTTCCCATAATCGGCGCGGCTTAGCTCCGCCTTATCTGGCGCACTAACGCAGCCACCTAAAAGCATTACAGTAAAAACAACAGCTGCTTTCTTTATCATAATCCCCTCGGTATCAATATAATCATCCCAGAGAGAATATAACCAAATAAATGATATCAATGCCAACTTTTCATAGCTTCTTCCAGAGATAATGGCGCTTCGTTGATGTGCGGTGCAAAGTCACTTACCTTGAACGGCGGCGTGTTTTTTGCCTTATTGATGTTAGCCAGGACAGAAGCCACCAGCGAAGCCCCCCACTCGGTACGCATCATGATATTGAGCGGTCCGTACTTCTCACGGTACTTGAGCCAAACCAGAAATTCCCTGCGACTCATCCGCTCCTGAGCCTCTGCGATGGTGCGGCCGCCGATGCCGTTCATCACCAGTTCGCACCAGAATTCATCCTCGCCGGTTAGCTCGTAGTCTTTCCCAGTTCATTGACATCATGAATTGCAGCCAGCAGGGCCATAACGATCGGGCCGTCCAGCGCCCCACGCTCCGGGGTAGCAGTTCCAAGAATGTCAGCCGCGGTAAACACTGGGGCTCCGTCCTGTTCGCAAATATGCGCCGCAATGCGCTCAGCAATCGGGTCCGATTTCCCGTTGTACGCCAGCAGTTCAGCTTTAGTGGTGTGGTAGCCCATCGGGCGCACATAGACGGTTGCGATATGCTCTTTCCCGTCACGGCCTTTCCACTTAATTTCTTTTTCCACGGGACGCCCGGTAAAAGCACCGGTTTCTTTTAACGTATCGAGAGTAAGTTGCATTTCAGCTCCTGAATAGAAAAGCCCGGATAACCGGGCATATTAATTACGCTGCGGCCTTAGGCACCCATACGGAAGAGCCAGACCGCTGGATCGTGGCGGAGGTCGTCACAACAGCGTTACCCTGAAAATCAAACGGGAAGTCAGAAACGTAACCCTGGAAAATGAACCAGGTGCGATCCGATGGCAGCACCAGGCCATCAACAGCATCCTCAGCGCCAGGAGCGGCGGCTGTCGGGACACTGGTTCCATCTGACCAGCCAACCGCAAAAGTTAACGGCGTCTGGTCATTCGCTTCAGCGAGGCCATGCAACATAATGTGGCTGGCGTTCGTCGGATCAGCGTTAAGCCCGACGGTTGCGGCCGCAGGCGTTTTAAGCCCCTTTTTGTAGGTTCTGGAATCCCGTTCACTCAGACAGGTATCTTCAATCTGATCGGCAGGGTTCCCGCCGGGGTTGAAACTGGTGATGCATTCAACCTCGCTGACCACGCCAGACTTGAGCACAAAAAACTGCGTGCCTTGCGTTAATACAGACATGTTTTGTCTCCATAAAAGAAAAACCCGCACAAGGCGGGTCAGTTTGGGGTTGCTGGTTATCTGGGCGTTATCCAGTCAACATCGAAGGAATAGCGGTATCGCATTGTTTCAGGGTCGCGGCTTTGTTCACCCCATCGGGTGATATAGGCCTTGCCCTCTATTGCGTCACGCAAAGCGCGGGCAACGGCGATCACATCGGTGTCAGTATCACCATAGACATCAACCTGCAGAGAATAGTGATCTGCATCTGGCCGCTGGTTTAGATAATTTTCAGGGAAGCCACCTACGTTTTGCCAGACTGCGTAGGGATAAACGATATTGTCGTCCTGCATACCGAACGGATAAAGCCGCACGGGAGTAGAACCTAACAAATCCCTGACTGCCTGGCTGGCTGCGCAAACTGCAAATATTGGAGCAATCATACCGGAGTTCCTTTTTTAGCCGCCCGTCGTACAGCGCGATCGATGGACTTTTCCAGCTCCAAAGCAAAAACGTTAATCACATCGGCATCGACCCCATTCAGTGCAGGCCTAATTATTGGCCTCGCTGCAGCATGTTCTGTGCCGAACTCCAGGAATCGCCAGTACCAGGTATCACCGCCGGGATTACCTTTATCTCCGGCAGTGTTAAAACTTTTACCCGCCCTGCCTTTTCGGACGTTGGCCTTTGTATTGGCGTATTGCCTGGCGCCGCCCATCACCCCGACACGAAACGTTGGATCGCCGGTTCTGCGAAACGCCTTGCTGCTGAAGCTGACCACAATGTTTTTGTAGATAGCCTCTTTGGTGAGAGGATCATCTACCCGCGCGGCATTATTGCGCGCTCTGTCCCTGATGACGTTTGCCGCTTTACGCAGCGCTGCACGACCGGATTTATCGCGAGTGACCTGTGAGACGGCATCCAGTTTCCCCAGGACGGAATCGAGGCCGGTCAGGTTTACTTCTACGCCATCAGCCATCGTTAGCCCCCTCTGAACAAGGCAGTGTCAGGTATTCCCTGCCGCTCCGTGGATCAGGTAAAACGCCCTCAATGTTGTAGATGCGGCCACGAAACAGGATCCGATGTTTGCGGGTAACACCCTCACGGTAACGAATCGTTATCCGGGTGGTAACTTCGCCCTGAGAGGCCTGGGCGGCGATAAACTCACGTGCGGATAAAGGAGCGACTTCGGCCCAAAGGGTTGCGACATCGCGCCAGGTATTAATTACGGCTCCCGTTGTCGGGTTCTGTTCTTTGACCGGTTCCTGCAGGGTGATCCTGTGACGCAATTTTCCGGCCTGCATATCACCCCCTGGATTTCCCGCTCAGATAGGTTTGCTGCTCTGGCGCCTCATCGAGATCGCCGGCAAGCGACTGGATAATTACATCGGACAGGGCGACGTTAGACTCAGCCAGGCGGTTTATCGCTTCCGTCTGCTCTTGCTGTGCTGCTGTTTGTTCTCTCAGCGCTGCTATCAGCGCATTTACCAGTTGCTCGTTCATAGGCTATTTTCGTCCACTTTTTTAACCATTCACGCCGTTTAGCACATCCTGAGCAGCCCATTAACTCCACCTCCGGTGCCTAATCAGAAGAGCTTCAACACCCAGCGGAACTTCCGAAAGGTTCTGCGCTACCGCTTCGCGGTTCGCATACCAGTGTCCAATCAGCAAAAGCATTGCCGCCCAGATGCCGGAAGTAAAAATAACCTCACGGGGCTGAGTTTCCCCTTCCACTGGCGGCGTTAATGTTTCGACCAGCGCACCGTCGCAGAACCGCTCAACATAATCGATGGAGGCCGACGCATAGGCAGAAATAAGCGTATCTTCGTCGTCACCATCAACCTTCAGATGCGCCTTTATCTGCGCCAGCTGTTCCTCGCTTATTTCCACCTTTACCCCCTGGTTTGGCTTTTGCAGGCTCTGCAGAACCAGAGTCCGTTGCCTTTTCCGGCTCAACCGCCTCGGCCAGATGCAGTTTCACCAGTACTTCGCCGATTTCTTTATGCACCTCGCGGATTTCCCCCTAAGATACCGTACCCAGGTGATAATGCGAGAACATACGGAGAGCTTTAATTTTCATCGCGTTTACGCGGCCATTGCTGGCCGCGCCCTTTTGTTATGCACCAGTGCTGACAGCAATATCACCCGTCACAATCGCTGCCGGGCGATAGTGGGCCAGCGCCAGGCGCTCTTCGCAAAGGATGGTCAGCATGTTTTTAACGAAGTTATCGCGGTCCTGGTTGCTGATCTCGATGGTGGCATCCATGCGATCCCAAACCTGCGACGCCAGGCCAAACGCGCCAACGGTGAATTTGCCTGCCGTCTGCGCCGTGGTCGACACCACCGGAAGCCCCCAAAGCACTTTCGAGGCAAACGCCTGCGGGCCGCCGAGGATGTAATTGCCGTTAGCGTCCTTCAGCAGAGCAATACGGTGCCAGTCCGCCGGGTTCAGAATGATGCCGTCGGCTTCGAACTCACTCAGCGATACCTGATAGATGGCGTGTGCCAGAACATCAGCGCCAGTATCTCCGGTTGCGTTGAGTGTGGTTTCGTAGTCATTCGCTACTACGTTGAGCCCCTGCAGGTTATCGCCGGTACCGTCCCCGTTCAGCATCTGGTTCTCTTCCACCAGTGCCAGTCCGTACATCATGCGGGAATTGAGGTAAGACTCGAGCGCCGGGGCATCATCCATGATCTGGCGCGATGCCTGGATCCAGTGGGCGATAGTTTTCACGTTCGCCGTTTCTTTGGTGAAGGTAATATTACTTTCCGGCTTGAGGGTACCTTCTGCCACTGGTGCTGCAGCGTTGGTAAACACGTTTTCGCGCACGTATTCCAGCGCGTTACTGGTGATACGCCCCTGTGCCAGCAAGTCACGCACGGTCAGACGGCGAAGACCCGGCATAAGAATACCCGGCAGCTGCTGCGGCTGGACCAGGGCGCCTGCCGACGCTGCGCCGGAACCAATCGCTTTATCAAAGCTGGTGACTTTCGCTTTGGTACGCGAGCCGTCCCAGCCCTTCATCAGGTCTTCAGATACGCGCTGAGCAAATGACTTCTGCGCAGTCTGATCAGGAGAGTTCCCGGCCAGTTTCTGCTCAAGATCGAACAGGCGGGTGCCGGTGGCTTTCAGTTCTTCCTGTGCTTTCGTCAGATCGGTCTGCATCTGCTTGTTGATTTCACCGGTCTGGTTGATGGATTTACGCTGTTCTTCGATAAGCTCCTTTACTTCTTTTTGGGAGTTTTCGATAGCTTTTTCCAGTACAGATAATTCAGACATGTGTTACTCCGTTAAGGTGTCCGCAGGTTAGCGGCAAATGAGTTAATGCGCTGTGCCAGCGCGTCAATGTCGTCGCTACCGAACTCGCTTCGGCCTGCAGACTTAACACGGGCGATAAATGCCTGTGCTTCAGAACGCGAAAGCCCGACTGAATCCCTCAGCCAGGCCTCCGCATCGCGAATAGATTTGATACTGTCGATGCTCTTCATGGCCGTTACGCCAGCGAGCTCGTTGGCCGGGAAAGTACAGACGCTAATTTCCCGCAGGTAGGAGATGTTTTTGAAGATGAGCCCTGACGTGCCAACGGTGTAATCATCAGGCCCAACGGAAAACCCCACTGACATCCCTTCAACCGTGCCATGCTGCATGGCAGCTTTCAGGTCTTCGGCCAGGCTAAGCCCTGGAGTAAGTTGACCACGGACAAATAGCCCCTTGTCATCTTCATGCATGGCATCCCATTTACCGACCGGGATAGCGCGTGTCTGGTGGTTAAAGAACATGGCCACCTTGCGGCTCTGATTAGCAATCACACCAGCGAACGCACCAGGCAAAATAATGTCGCCATCGGCGTCGGTGTTATTAAAAACCGAGGCATACCCTTCAAATGTTCCCTTACTGCCGTCGCCGATGAACTTGATTTCTGTCTGGTCGAAAGCCAGCGTCTTCTGAATGTCAGGCATCATAGCCCCCATAAAAATTAAGCCCCGGCATTGCGGGGCTCTTTGTTTGTTCCGAGATCGGTAATGGGCACGTTCTGCGACTGCCGTGTCGCCACATCACCTCCGGGCAGCGGCGGCAGGTTATCCAGCCTTCGAACCTCGTTAACGGTCCGAATCCCGGTGTTGACCATGATTTGCATAAATGATGCCCGGCTTGTTGAATCACCGCGCAACAGTCCGTCGAGGTTATGCTCGGCGTGAATGACGCCCTGTTCTGACTCTTTGACCAGCCAGCGCTCAATGCTGTACTCCCACCGATCAAGGTAGGGTTTGAGGGTATACTGGAGAAAGCCCAGGTTTTGCTGTTCAATCCCCGATCCCCAGGAGGTGGTTTTGTCCACGTCGCCGACCAGATGTGGAGGCACGCCGTAAAATCGCGCCAGTTCGGCGACCTGAAATTTACGCGCAGCCAGAATTTCTGAATCCTGAGGCGAAACGCCGATAGGTTGCGTGGTGAAGCCGCTCTCAAGGATCCAAAGCCGCTTTTTGACCGGACCACCAGCAATCTCCTTAAAATTTTCCTCCAGCTGCCCACGCTGCTCTTTCGTCAGCACCTTGCCGTCAGTCATCAGGATCTGCGGAGACTTCGCACCGTTGGCGAAAAATTCACGCTGGTTATCTTCCATCGCTATGGCCACACCAGCAGACTTCGCACTGAACGCCAGCGGCGAAAGACCAGTCAGACCATTGAAGCCAAATCCTTTGAGATGAAAAATTTCTTTCTGTGAAAAGTCAGCGTATTCAGTGTCCCGTCGGTAGCGGTAGATAATATTTTTACCGTTATCGCTGAGCCGAACTTCCATATTGGCGCTCATCAGTGGAACCATGCTAATCACGTCACCAACACCGTTTCGCTCAACATGTGCATAGGCGTTGCCGTAGGCACATAGCTGCATAGTCATTGCTTCGCGAAACTCAAGAGCGGTCATGAAGTTGTTGGGACGGAATCTCAGCAGTTTCGCAAGGGGGTGACTGTTGTCCACTTTCGTGCGCTGATCATTTTTGGTCTGATAAACATCGAGTGGTAAAGATGCTGTTACGGTGGAGATTAACCTGATGCAGGCCCATACCGTACTGATTTGCATATTACGCTCATCAGTCACAACAGAATCACCAACCACACCGTGCGCTGACGTACCCGCCATTTGCGAGCCCTTATCGGGTGTCACCAGGCGGCCGCCGGTCAGGATAGAGGCCATGCGCGCCCAGAATGGCGATCGCGTCCGCAGGTCAATGCTGTAATCGGTATCTGCCATTTTTACACGCTCAAAAAGTTGTAAATGAAATCATTAACGTCACCCTGCTCCTCTACCTCGTCACTGGTCTGCGCGCCAATAGACATCGCCAGCGCTACCATGCCGTCGATACGTCCGCTCGACTTACCTTTCACAAACTTGCGGTTACCGGCAGGGTCAGTGATTACCGTGGCGTTTTTGGCGCACATTTCGAGGATCGGATGATTGCCGTGCTTCAGCTGCGCACCGAGCAGTTTGGCTTCCAGCTCCCTGAGAGCAGGCGACATGGAAACAAACCCCTGACCGAACTCTACGAATCGTTCGAGCTCCACATCGGTGAAACCAGCATCGATGAGATGCGGGCGAAGGAAGCGCATGTTATAGCGGTCAAACGCCAGCGCCCTGACGTTACAGAGATCAAAAACGCGCCGCAGCTCCCTCGCGATAAATCCATACTCGATAGCCTTACCAGGTGTCGTGTTTAGCCAGCCCTGCTTCGCCCATATGTCATAAGGCACACGATCGTTACGCGCCTTATCTGCCAGCCCTTCCTCCGGTAGCCAGAATTTACAGTGCACATCGCCCTGCGTGGTGTTCAGCACCAGTGCGGTCAGGTCTGACACGCTGGAAAGATCGAGCCCGCCCCATACGGTAGCCCCCGCAAGTTCGCCGGGTTCCTCCTTGTTCATATGCCAGACACTCTGGCTAACGAACGGGCTTTTCGCTTCAACCCTGCGGTTTAACACAAGGTTCTCAAACTCTGCCTGGCGAGACGGCAGGCGTTTCGCACTGGCGGCCATATCCAGCACTTCTTTCTGGTTCATGAACACATCGAAGGCCGGGTTTGCCAGCCTGATGGCCTCGACAGAGAAAGGATCGATATCTTCCGGCGCGGTCTGAAGCCGGACCACCGTCCGGGGATCGGCTCCGGTCAGGCCATCATCAATCAGCAGGCTAAGCAGGTCGCTCGCATCGGGCGCCTGGGTGCTGATGATTATCGAAATAGGGTTATCCTGTGCAGCGGTGGCGGTTTCCAGCGCTTCATAAAGCGGGTCTCGCGGCCCACGCACCTGGCCCAGTTCGTCGTGTGCAACAAATCGCGGCGAGAAACCATAGGCCGTGGTAGCTTCGGCACTCAGTGCGCGGTAATAAGAACCCAGCTCAGGGCAGTGGATTTCTTTAGCTGAATCCTTGATCGCAACGTACTGCATTAGTACCGGGTTCATCCGGCACATCTTCGAGGCCAGGTTAAACAGAATGGCCGCCTGGTCGCGTGAGCGTGCCGCAGAATACAGTTGCGAGTTCGGTGCAGCCTCGGGCCCTACCAGGTAGAGCAACATCAGCATGGCGGTTTCCACCGTTTTGGCGTTTTTTCGCCCGCGACTGATGATTGCGCGACGTGTACCATGCTTGTTGTCGAAAATGGCTCTGAAGTCATCCTTCATGAACTCAGCCATTTTCAGCGGCTGGCCGACAAACTTACCTTCGGGAATATAAATATTTCTTTCGCACCAGAGGATATTCCTCTCGGCTCTTGTCAGAGTTTTTTTAGCCATCGAAGAGCCTTATTCAATTTCCCAGGGTTTTTTCTCCCGCGGCAGATTTTTGTTGGCGCGTCCTACTGTTTTAGGATCAGCAGTCGCCTGCCGGGTGATACGCAGTCGCGTTGCCAGTGAAGACGCAGACCGTACTTCACGTTCGCGCATCGTGAGCAATTTATCGTAGCGCCTCAGCCCGTCATCCCGAGCCAGCCATTCCAGCTCAAACTCCTCGATCTGAGTGGTTAACAGTCTCGCCTGCACCACATGCCGACAGTACATTTCCATCATGTCGCGATGTGTTTCAGTAAATGAGCTGGCCGGGTTATCGTTAACCAGTCTGATCCAAACGTTTATCTCTGGATCGCTAAGGTGTAACGAGGGCTGCAGCCTGCTTTCAGCCAGAGCCGGAAGCGACACAGCCGTCGTCGCGGCAAGAGATTTTCTGCCTCGCTGTGCCATCGCTTTTTTCCTTTTTTTCTGGACGTTTTTGAAAAGAAAACTGGGGGCGCGGTCTTTTTACGATTGCCGCCAGAGTTTTACCCCTCCCCCCACCCTCTCTGGTTGATAATGAGAAAAGCTATCATTTCTCGATGTTCCACAGATTTCCGTTGGGAAGGATGCTGGGTGCCGGCTAACGGCTGACGCCGAGGGCGCTGTCAGTTGCTCTGCTGTTACCAGATAACCCGACCTTCATTATCGAACTCTGTAACCGTTCCGCCCTTCTCCATTCGTTGCTTAACCGAGTCGTGGCAGTGCTTGCATAGCGACTGAAGATTGTCCGGGTCGTGGAATAGGGTTTCATCGCCCTTGTGAGGTTTGATGTGATCAACAATGCAAGCAGATACCACCTGGTTACGGCGGAGATGAAACTCACATAGTGGTTGCTTTTGTAGTTGGTGGTAGCGAAGACGGTACCACCGCTTAGTGTTGTATAGGCTATGCCACGGTGAATCAGAAGCCATAGAACCTCTCAGCGAAGGCTTTTTACTGCATTCCGGTAGCCTTTCTCAGCGCCTTCATATGCTGCATTTTTAATTTTTTCGAATACTTCATCCGAAGGTTTACTTTCAAAATTAATTCGAGCGACAGGGTCATCAAGATTAATTACCACCTGGTTTTCAACGGTGCTTTTATCCAGATTGAATACAGCGGTTGCCGTGGGAATTATATTTGGCTCGGTATTAATTATGACAGATGCCAGTCTATCGAGTAGTTGACCGTTAACAGCGATACCGAAGCCACAGAAGCTATCCCCACGGTAAAGCTTAGCAAGCTGAAATTTCATGGACTCTCCTTAAGGTAAATGGCTCATACAGTACAATCTGCTGGGTATCAGTGATAAAGCCCCGAAAATCGCGAGACAGCACTCAATAAAAACTTACATAAAACTCTGCCAATGATGCTTTACCGACACCATTTTCAGAGCTTTATAAAATAGCCTGTGCCTTAGCCGCTCGCTTCTGTGCTGGTATCAAACAGCGTCAGCGCTTCAGTAGACTCCTGAATTGCTTTCATGGCCTTAGCCACGTAGGTGTTCTCAGTCGTGACACGGTTGTATTGCTGGACGAACATTTGATACTTGAGATCGTCGTCCTGAACGAACTGAATGGCTTCTTTCGCTGCGGCTGTGTCATAGCCCAGCATTGCAAGCAAGTTCATTCGAATCTGTTGAGCTGAAGTGATCTCTGCCATGTGTTACCTCTGTGCGATGTGGGGAGCATTATCGAAGCCGCACGGTAGCGGCACTGATCGAATATCAGGATGTTACAAAAAGTTACGCTCGCTTATCTTTGAGTTTCCACACAGCAAAATAAGGAGCTTTTATGTCTGTTGATAATCAGAAACTTTTCCAGAAAATCGTCGAGGAGCTGGAATCACTCAAAGGTGAGACCGAGGTACTATCTATCGCTATATCTTGCCTCTTCAGCGAGATGCCATCAGATAGCGTCAGTAAAGTGAGGGTTAAATCACAAAGGCCGTGAATGAACTAAACACCCTTAAACCAGCAGCAGCTCCTAGTCGAAGGAGGTCGCGTCAAGACGTGTATTCAAAAGCGCTATCAATGATGACCAAGCCTGAATAATTTCGGCATCAAGGTTGCTAAGGAATACGCTTCGGGCATCCTGCGTGTTCCTTTCCTCTTCTGGCTTTAATGCTGCCGGCACTGCGTCAGAGATGTTGATCGGCAGGCTGAGGCTTCTCAGTTCTTCTTTGAGCAGGCGAACCTTTTCGATTACTGAATCAATGGCGTTGTCATCAATTTCAATTACGAGTTTTCGTTCTTTCATAGATACTCCGTTCCGGGCATAAAAAGTCCCGCTATTGCCAGTCATCACGATTGAAAGTTGCCACAGAGTAGCGGGCAACATTTCTCCGCTATACTGTTAAATCGCCGAGCTCAACAGAACAGGAATGAAAATATGATCGATCATTACTTTGTAACTCATGCTCAACTCCTGGCGCTGAGAAACGTTGTTGCTTTTATTGTGCAAACGATGCCTGAAGAACAAAAAGAGAGTGTCCTTCAGGTTTTGAAAAAATTTGCTGAAATAGAATTAATGGATGGTATCGACGCGCCGCCTACGAGTGATATCACCCCGAAAACAGTTGAGAAGTTAAATAAAGCCTACAAGGCAATCTTCAATGACATTATCGATCTTTCAACGCCTGGCAGGAAATCTGCTTCAGCAAGCTACCTGCAATAGCTCTCGACCTTATCTCCATGATGGCCAGAACGTTCTCGTCTGGCCCTTTCTCAAGTTTGCTCAGTCGAAATTCAATATTCTTTGCCTTGGTCATCGCGTAACCCTGCCGGTTAGTTGCGGGCAGTTAGCCTGCACTGATTTGTTTTGCGCCAGGATGTCACGCTTGGTCTGCTTATCCAGCACGTCGATATCGTGGTCAGTCAGGTAGATGATCCGCACCCAGCTGCAGGCCGTGTCAACGACTACCGGGGCGGGTAAACTTTTCGCGCAACTCCCGATCAACATCGTCATCGCCCATACGCTTAACGTCTTCCTGTACATCGCTTGCCTCTTTCACAACTTCCGCCTTACGTTCTGCCGCGGCGACGGTGGCGGCAGCGTTCTCTACGGTACGCTGCTGATCGACTTTGGCTTCTGCCTTACTGGTCCCGCGAGCGTGGCCAATACCGAACGCGCCAGCGATAATCGCCAGCAAAGCAGTTGCCAGACCAATAATCATTTCGATGCCCATAGTGACCTCATACCAGTACAGATTTAGCCAGGTTAAACAGAGCTCTGCGTTTATCCAGACCGTTTCGACCACCGTTAATAAGCAGCGTTACACGCTCCACGTCGCCGGAATGAAGCAGGCAACCGTGGGAAACATAAAACCATGCGGCTGAACGCGCTGCGTAATCATCTCGCTCCAGCAGCTCAGGCTGGGTGACAAGTTCAAGCTTCAGCGCCAGTCCGCAGCTGCGATAGTTGCTCAGGCCCGTGACTTGTTTCAGACCGCGACCGCGATATTTCCAGCCATCACCGGCAACCTGATTACCGAGATTCTTTTTTCCCCACTCGCCCCCATACACCAGATTCGCGATTGCTCGCTGATTAGCTGGCTGCGTTGCCGTTCTGCCGAGTGCGGCGGCCTGCTGGGCGGTGATACGGTGTTTACCGAACGTAGGCACAAGGCTATCTGCTGCATAGTTCAGATTTTCCACCAGCCGGGTAAAGCCTCCGGACTCATGTCCCATCTGGGCAATGAACATTGCCTGATCGAGTGGAGCAGTGATGCCAAACTCTTTCATCGCGGCTGCAATATGCGGAAACCAGCGCACAGCTAACCCGGCGCTGATGCCAGCCGCCTTTTGAAATTGTGATTGATTCATTAGTGCCTCAGTGCATCAACCAGACGCGCTATATTCCCCCTGAACCAGAGAACCGCGCCGCAGATAAGAATGTTTGCCAGTACCACCAGCCAGTGGGATGACTCGTACAAGCCAAACAGGAAACGGAAAGGGATGCTGGCATAAACCAGCACAGTGAAGTAAGCCATCAGCGATATCATGGGGCGGTGTCTTGACCCGTCGCGCCGATAGAACATCAACGCCCCAACAATTACAGCGCATATCACCGCATTGACGATTGCGCTCGGATCACTTGTTACCATTGCTTGTCCCTCCTCCACGTAAGCGAGAGAGAATCCCAAACAGGCTACCCAGATCCTGACTGTTAACGAACGTCAGCAATTTAATGGCTATGGCTGCAACGATTACAGCACCGAGTGCATCAAGCGGCCTGTCACGGTACCCCGTCCACTTTGAGAAGTAAGACCCCAGCAGAGGAGCACCAATCACACCGAAGATGAATGAAGTTATGAAGTAGCCCACCAGCTTTAGGCGGCTGATATTTACTGCCGTAGCGACATAGAACACTGCCCCAGCGAACGCACCAAATACCACGCCATAATCAATGCCAGTTGCAAGGCCGAACATACTGGCCCCCATCAGCCCGCCAGCAGCTACCGTTGTGCCAGAAACAGGATCGGACATTTAGCCCCCTCTTATTGCTGTGAGTCCTCTCAGAATTGAGGGGAAAAAGAAAAGGCCGCGCATAAGCGCAGCCTCAAATGATTTGTACCTCAGCTTTCCGAGGCGCCTTATTCATGGCGAAAAAAAGCCCGCTCAGAGGAACGGGCAGAAATGTAGGCAATACTGATTCTGTACCGGATCGAGACGCACCTAATAGTCCGAGCTACCGATTTACCAGGAGAGCGCTCATTTTTCCGTTACTACCTTTTAAACATAGCTGGAGAAGCCGAAACGACAACCCCACTACCAAATAGCTTAGTGGCATTGCGTGGTGCCGGGTGCCTCCCGGTGAGCATGCCCCAGTCGGCATGGCCCGCGCTGCATTTACAGGTTCTGTAACTGACTGGTCGCCCCTCCGCATAGGGGGATTCACCACACCAGAAATTTAACATTCAGTCTTTCAGGTTTCAATACTCTGTATGGGTCCACCACATATTGCAATTTTTACTCTCACGTAAAATATAGTCCACTGGCGTCATCAGTTCGAGTGATTTATGTGGCCTTTTGCTGTTATACAGCACCAGATATTCAGCCATTCTTTGATTAAACAAATTCAGGTCCTCAAAAAGCAACAATTCATTGAATTCAATAAATTGTTCTCTAAGTGTCCGGTTAAATCGCTCACAGGTCGCATTCATTTTCGGTGTGTACGGATAGGTCCAGATGTGTTTAATCGAGGCTTCCTGTAGCGTTTTATCAAAGTTACCGAGGAACTCCTTACCGTTGTCAGTGACAACTTGTCTGATAGCGACAGGAAAGAGCTTTGTGGCCTTGCTGAAGAAATGGCTGGTAATATCGCTGTTGAGTGAAGGGACCGCCAGGGCCAGCGCATAGTCGCTGTGCTCGTCGATCATGGTAATGATATAGCGGCGTAGGTCCCCCATCCTGAGTTCAATCGCGTCCATCCCTATGAGTTCGCCTGTTTTTACCGGGCGGTATTGTTTTGGTCTTCTGGGCTTCACTGAGCGTTTTTTTATCAACCGGGCTTTGCCCCTGGCGCTGAGGCGTACGGGGATCATCCGCATTTTATCGTGAGCACCAGCAATGATTCTTCCAATGGTTGACGTGCTGGGACAGGTAAAATGCCGCGCTTCACACCATGGTTTCAGCCTGACAAAAATCTGCTCTTTGCCGAGATTGGGTAACTCAGTTCTCAGACGCCTGATCTCCTTGAGTACATCAGGATGCCAGTGCCTTGAACGGCGAACCAGAGGGGCTTTGCTTCTTGGAATTAGTGCTTCTGGACCACCGGTGCGCAGTAACCGGCGCCACCAGTAGAGTGTTCGCGTTGATACGTCAAAAGCATCAGCTGCGGCACGGATCCCGTGCTTATCCCAGAAGTTCAGAGCCTTCATTCTTAACTTCGCAATCTCGGGCATAAGAGAGTGTTTCATCGCATAAGCAGTTGCTCGGTAATACCCAAAATAGCCGACACCGATATGCTGCATCAACATCTGGCAATCCCTCCTTTAGTGTTCTGAGGCAATTGCAATATCTGTGTGAACTTACACATACTCTGCTTGTCTGAGGTATCGCCCAGCCTGACGTTATCAGCGTGTAGCGGCTTGTTTTTCTCTTTGATAAAATTGATTCGCAAATGATTAAAACATCAACTGGTGCATAATATGAGTAAGTACTCAGACCTTTTACAGGTAATCAAGTCACGGGTTTGCCAAAATAACAACTTCCCCCAAACATTACTGGCAGACTCACACAGTTACAGAACCAGGCAGGTTTGGTACCGAATAGGACAAATATTCACTCTTGAATGTATTCTCGATGAGTACAGGAAACATTTTTCATCGGATTATTATTATCTTGATAACGATAAGGCTCTTCATCACCTTATCTTCGAAATGGCCAAGTGGAAACCTGAAGAGATTAGAAGACTCTCGCTAAACGACTGTCTCTTTATCATTGCCAGTCAACTAAAGCCCAGTTATATGTCAGAAGATGCTGCCGCTGTCCTGGCGTCACTCAATCTGCCGACTGGCCACTATCCTGTTGAGGATTTTCCACAAGAGGACTGGGATCCCAGGGAAAACTCAGCATTCCTTCAAAGCTACCAGTAGCGACTCGCCCAATCTCCGCAGAGATCTGACTCAGCCGCTCCTCAAGAGCGGCTTTTTCTGCTATCAGACGGTTGAAGTGGGCAAGATAGATTTTCTGTTGCCCAAGCCAGTCTTCAAGCTGTTGAGTGGTCATGCCCGGGTTAAAAAAATATGGCTGCTGCATAGCTCCCCCCAGAAAAGCAAAAACCCCACCATATAGGCAGGGCTTCATTGTTTGATTTCGTACGGGCGTTATATCCCACGATTTGAAGATTACACGACAACTTCGGACAAAATCAAGTTTTTTGTTTCTAAAATGCAAAATAATGCCGCTATCTTATTAATACGCTGTCGCGCGCTGAAACTCCTTATCAGCCTGTGCCTCCCCCTCCCGGCAGATGTCCACCAGCGCATCGCAGAAAGGTTTCCAGTTACGGGTCCATGTTCTGACATGCAGATCAGGAATGAGGGTCAGAATCGCTTTGTAAGCTGCTGTGGATGGCACCGTTGAGAATCCATTCCCCGAACAGCGCTCGCACGCCTTGTAAACTGGTGCCCCACGCTCTTTGGTCTCTTTTCGATCCAGAACCTGACCTGAACCGCCGCAGCGACAGCGAGCGCTGATCGCCCCCTTGCCGTCACAGATTTCACATTTAGCACTGACGTTGATTTTTACTTCAGTCCACTTATCCCAGTCGGACGGACGAACAGCACGGGACCTGCTAGCCCAATATGGTGCTTTGCCCCACGGGTTAGAAACTTTGCGTTCAGTGGTAGTGCTTTCGATCTTGCCGGTGCCATTGCATACCCTGCAGGCCCCCGTTGTTTCAGCTGAACGGGAATACTCTGCAAAGGCAAATTGCGCCAGAATCAGGCAGCAGCGCCCCAGCGCTTTACCCGCAGCCTTGCGAACGTTCTTTGGTGCTGTATCTATGGCATACCGCGCCAGCGCCTGAACAGCCAGCTGCTCATCGGTCTTACTGATGCCCGTCTTACCGAAGAACGCCGCCAGCCCGAACCGCGCCCGGCTGCTGGTGGTACCGATGGCCGCCATAACATCTGTTCCGGTCAGTCGATTTGGCGATGTGCTTTTCACGTCGTCGCTGATATGCATGCCCTGAGGGCTAAAGTGTTTGAGGGAGGCTTCCAGTTTCATTCTTCGCACTCCCCGACCAGGTTCAAAATAATGCGATCAAACAGCGAATCCCGTTCCTCAAAATAGTCACATGCCAGTAACCACTTGCAGACTGTTAATGCTTCAGCCCGGGTAACTGGTTTCATGGCGCACAAAAGGTCAGTGAGCCACCCGCGCCGATCCCAGATAATCTGGACGTAGCCATCGCCATTTTGTGTTTTATACCTGTGACGAAGTACGGATTCCCAGTAATCCCATTCAATGGTTACATCGCTTAATGTCCAGGGAGAGAGGAGGATGTTTTTAAAACCTTTAATTTCTCTTACGCGAAGTTCTTCCGCCTCACGACTTAAGTTTTTTTCATCGGCCCAGTTTGCATAAATATGACTGAAGCGCTCCATAACAAGGCGCTCAGCATCAGTAATTTTCTCAGGCGAAAAGTCCTGTTCGATGGTGAAGAATTGGTTATGTTGCAGATTGTTATTGTTCATCATGCTGCCACCTTTTTATAGAAAACTTGTTCACGAACCTGATCGCCGTTCATAAGCATATCATTGAAATCTCCGTTATCCGGCCAGCGTATGCTGACTTTCACCAGGTCGTTTTTCGCCAGCAGGTTTGCGTGGGCGCACTCGAACGCCGCGGCATGTCCAGTTGCAGAGTGCTTGTCCATGTCGGCAAAAATAATCAGATGCTTCACACCTGCCGGGACCCGGAATTTCTTCATAAACCCGCTGTTGATTACCGCCCAGGTGTTGACGCCATAAACCTGATAACAGGAGAGTGCTGTTTCGATACCTTCGGCAATGCCGATCGTCGTTGATACCGGAAACATGCGAATGGCCACAGAGCGGGCGTGATCCAGATAGCTGTCCTCTTGAAGCGACTTAAGACGTTTGGCGCTATCAATATCTGCCTTCCTGTCGCCGTCCAGCAGCGTCTGGTGCAGGTAACAAAGCTCAGCTTTGTCATCGGTAGCTAGGGCATACAGAGCTTGATAAACGCGCCCCGCATGGCGTTGGCGGTCACAAAAACGGATGCCTTCTGCCGGCAGGCGACTTATCCCACGTTGAAGAAGGTAACCAGCCGCGCTAGTTCCCCGTAAATCGAGCAACTTGGAAAACTTACTGATGACTCGCTGGCGCTGCCGCGCCGCCGAACTGTTAGAAGGCACGTTGATGCGCTGATAGTTATTCCCGATGAGCTGGTCCACTTCTGCGCAGATGGCGGAAAAGCTTTTTGACTGGGTCAGGGTCAGCAGCTTCATCCCGTCACCGCTACCGCATACACAGATCCATGTACCCTGACCGTCACGGTCATCAACGCGATACTTCCCCCGCGCCTTACAGACCGGACATTCTCCCTTGTAATGGTTTTTCCCGGTGATAGGCGGCAGCCCGTAATATTCAAAAATTTCTGACCACCGGCCTTTTGCTGCTTCTGCTGTTTTCATATCACTGACTCGCACTATTTACGTTTTTCTGGAGTTTTCGTTTTGCTTCGATAATTAATTGCCCGTCGCTGCCCTCAGGAGGCTCATAGTTGATACTGGCGCTCGGAGGTGGAAATAGATCCTGGTCAGGTTTCTTCCCCATCTGCTGCAGGCGTTCGCGGCGTTTAGCAAATTTGATAAGTTTGTGTTTGATGTGATTGCTGACCTCCGGTGTGATCTCCATTGGAAAGTCGCTTAAGCCGTTGGGCCATTCGCCGAATTTCTCCTGAAAGGTATGAGCACACCAGCCATCGCTGACAGGTTTCCCCTGCGCCGCACGATGACGCTGGTAAAACTTGATCTGGCTCCACCAGGACTGCTTGTCGCTTTTGGTATAAACCGTTTCGTGCTTGCTCATTTTTTTGATGTTGCGGGTGCCGTCAGTCTCGACGTCCTGACCAACGAGCGGTTTAAATCCGCACTTTGGGCAGACGTAAACGCCGGATGGCTTCATGAAATGACATTCGGGGCATTCTTTCGGAAGTTTTTCTTCGCGTTCCTTAGTTGCGCCGGCAGCGGCCGCTTTCATGCCGTCGTTTTTGGATGGCAGATCGTCGTATTCGATGGAGTCAGGGAAGCCGAGGCGATGCACAGTGCCACTGTGATCAAAAATCAGGCAGGCATCTTTCCCGGGTGCAGTTCGCAGTCCGCGGCCAAGCGCCTGCAACCAGCGGATTTCACTCTTTGTCGGCCGGGCGTAGATAATGCAGCGAACATCGCTATCAAAACCGGCTACCAAAACACCAACACTGACGATTATTTTTGTGGCGCCAGTCTCGAAGCGATGAATCATCACCTGCCGTTCTTCGTGGGGTGTTTCTGCGACCATGACCTCAGCATTAATACCCGCCTTGTTAAACTGCATGGTTACAAAGTTTGCGTGAGCCTTGTTAACGCAGAACGCCACCGTAGGAAGGTCACGACCATGACGAAGCCAGTTATCGACGATATCGCCCACCAGGTCAGAACCGCACATGATTTCCGCCAGCTGGGACTCGTCGTAATCAGTACCGAACTCCATAGATGGCTTTGTTTCTACCCCGCTAAGATCTGGTTTTGTTGGGGCGAAAAATTCGTACTTACTGAGGTCACCACGCTGGATCAATTCGCCAATCGTCGTTGGCTTAATCAGGTGTTGATAGTAATGGCCTAGGAACGGCGCAAAAGGGGTACCAGATAAACCGATAACCTTCGCTTTTTTCTCCGCTGTGATCCGTTCGATTTCTTTCAGGATACGGCGTTTACGCAGGTGCGCCTCATCGACAATAAGCAGATCGATGTTTTTGGGAAATTCACGCCTAATGAGCGTGTCAGCGCTCGCAATCTGGATCAGCAGATTAGGGTCGTAGTTCGGGTGATCACGCCAGATAAAACTAATCTGGTCTTCCGGCAACCCGTATTCTTTAAAGCGCTGGGCGGTCTGGTTAATCAGGATCGTATACGGGGCGACAAACAGAACACGCATACCACGACTAACCAGGCCGGCGGCGATAAACGCAGCCAGGCCTGTTTTGCCGCTTCCGGTCGGTGCGTAGACCATGAAGGAATCGTGCGCCTTCCAGGTGCGCCGCAGCATGTTAAGCCCACGTTCCTGTGCAAAGTTCGGTGTGATGTTAAGCATTGTCAGCCCTTTTTGAGTTCTACTCTTCCAGGAAGAAACATTCCTGACCTCTTGCCGGGATACCGTGTACCAGTTTGCTAGTGCGCCGCTCTTTTATGGTTCTGCCTTCAAGATCGGTACCTACCTAACCCATGTACCTGTCTGTTGGAAAAGGACGCTATTCCTGCCCTAACTCCCAACTCCCCCCAAACCCCCCTCTTCCCTCTTCCCCATCCTATGTACTCGCAAGCTGATACAGTGAATAAAAAACAGTCAACGTGGTTACCCTGCTATCACCCGGCGCCTTTAAGCCCGGTGACCAACGGATCGTTACCGTGATCCGGCAAGGGGTGGCTGGGTCGTATACCCCTGCAGTGCGCGTCCGTGTGCATCCAAGAATCTGCGAAGCCTCACATTGGCTTCATGTCGAGCCCGATTCTCCTGCCGGTATGAAACGGGCTCAGCGTTAAACTCGATTTCGTAAACCTCTGAATACTTCAGAGCTATTTTCCGGCGCAGTGATGAAGGCAATCTCAACAACTGCTCCTGTATCCACTGAGCATCCGCCTGGCAGTAAAGCGCTGGCATTTCAACCCTGACGAAATCCTGTTGCATTGCTTACTCTGCCCGCTTCGCAATGAGGTAAAAAATCCCGCTTATTGGGTCATACCTGATGCTGCGTGGTAGCAGCTTCTGGAAGTAGCGAGGATCAGGCTTAGCGGTTGACTGTTGTGACATGTCACACCTCTGCAGCTCGTGGCATCCCATCAAGCTCGCTTGGATACAAGTCAGGGCGAACCTGATGAGGGGTAATGGCCCAGCCGACAAATTCGCAAAGTTTCAATACAAAGCGAGCAGGGATTACAGACTTAGCAAACCACTGATTCACTGCCTGGGGAGTTACTCCCAAGCCTTGAGCAATCGCTCTTTGGGAAGTAATGGCACACAATTTCACCCGAATCTCTTCGTTCATAAATCACCATCAAGTTAAACTTTATTTGAATGAGTCTATATCAAGATTTAATTAACATGCAAGAAGTAAAACCATGCGTTAAACTTGAGATCAAGCATTGCTTTAGATAATGGCTTTAATGAAACTTTTGGAGAGATACAGTGGCCACGGCAAACATGATTCAAGAACTTCTGAAGGAAAAAGGGTGGAGTAAAGCCGAGCTGGCTCGTCAGTTAGGGGTTAGCACGCAGACGGTTGTCTACTGGACGAAGGGAGACACTGTCCCAAGGGGTAAGAGATTAGCCCAGCTTTCTGAAATCAGTGGTTACCCACAATCCTGGTTTCTGGGTGAGGGACAACCCGCCACCTTCCCTGCGTCCGCTCAAAAAGGAGATACTGATAGCGTTAAATTCAAAGTATTAGATATTGAATTCAGTTGTGGTGATGGAGTTAGCGTGAAAAGTGACTTCATTGATGTGGTCCGCTCCATAGAGTTAGACCCCGAGTACGCTCGTCAAGTTGTAGGCAACAGACCCTTCAAGAACATTGAGATTGGCAATGCCAGGGGTGATAGCATGTCGCCAACAATAGCACCGGGTGATTTATTATTTCTAGATAAAACAATAACATACTTCGATGGTGACGGGATTTATGCTTTTTGTTTTGAAGGTGAATGTTATGTAAAGAGGCTGCAAAAAATAGGCAGCAAAATTGTAGTATTATCTGACAACTCGAATTACCAATCTTGGAGCATCGAGAAGGATGCCTTGGATATGCTCTACATCCAGTCAAAAGTTATCTCATCAGTTCCTTTCAACATCAACAGATTCGGTTAATTATTGATAGACAACGGGCTTTTGCCCGTTCCTCCCTTTTAAATCTACCTATACCCAAAAAAACAATCAAGTTTAACTTGACTGTATAAAATCATAAAGCTAACCTCTCACCATCAAGTTTAACTTGATTTAGTAAGCGCTCAATACTTGTGTGAGGTGAACAATGAAAACTCCAATCCAAATGCTTGAAGTGTTTGTATCAGACATAATAGAAAACACTGTTCTTCTGGAGGAGATCTATAAAAAAAGTAACGAGAATTACGAAACGGATTGTTCTATAAACAGCCTAATTCGTTCAATGCAAAAGACCGTAGATAACATGAACGGATATATTAAGAGTCATATTAATTCAGTCAAACCCTGCATACCTGTAGCGGCCAGAAACGATCTGACTGATGATATATTCGATGTGATTCTTACTGCTAAAAAACTTGAAGCAGTCGCGCAAACTTATAGTGAGTCTTTTTTTACTGACGAGGACAATGACAACCCCGCGTGCCATATGTCAGCTGTGATATTTGACTATGCTCGTGAACTTTGCACTGATCTTAAGGCTATCGAGAATAAAATAGGCTAATTACGAAACCAGTTTAGAACGGCCTTGGGGTGCCGGGGGTTCTTGCCCCCTAAATATTGCGAGGTATTTGTTATGAGTTTCATTATTGACCGCAACGCATATAAAACCGCCCTGCTTTATGCAGCTAACGGGCACGAAATAATAGCAGGCCTTTATCTGCGTAAAGCCTACGGGAGGTAATTATGGGTATGCAGCGCCGCCAAGATATTCAGTGCGTCACCATTAAGGCTGAGCAACTTAACTTCCTTATGCAGACAATTTTCACACATCACAAGGACTTTGACTGCCATCAACTTGATGGGGTTTTAGGTCTTGCATATGACCTTGCTGGCGAGGTCTATTCATGGATGGAAAAAGAGGAAAAGATTGTACAGCAAAATGAAGAACACAAAAGAAGGGGTAATTAGATGAGTAACTTAATTACTACCTATCGCCGCCGAATTTTAAAAGCAGCCTTGTTACGCCACCAGCGAAAGACTGGGAGTAGCTTACTTGTCATTAAGCTTAACAAGGGTGGGATTAGTACTATCGAATTAACTGAGATTCTTCTTGATGGATTGTTGCGGAAATTCGAGCGACTGGCGCTCGGTGAGTACGGAAATGTGGAAGGTGTGAAAGCTCTTAAGGGAATTTACAGCAACTCTGTTGATGTTAATGGCAGCGGCGAATTCCTCACAGAAAGCGGGAAAGAGTTAATCGACGAGCTTATTTCTGAACTGGTGGAGTTCGTCAAAAAGCAGAAACCAGTTACTGCGGAGTCCGGCAATGAATAACCAGCAAACAATGCTCTATCTGGGTGTGCTGATCCCCCGCCCCGTGTTGAACGTGGATCTGCATGTCCTCCCTGATTTTACCGGGCGGGTAGTCGTGCACATCGAGAACCGGAGGGTGATATGCGACCGCCAGCTGTTCGACGACGAGCACATTTGCTCACTGGCCACGTTTATCGAAATGGCGCGAGAAATGGAGCTGAGATTTGAGGAGGTAGCTGGTGGCACTGACAGCGATACGAATTCCTGAGAGGGTTCACCTGCAGGCGCTGCAGGTCCTGCTGCGGTATCGGCGCCGGCGGATATTCCCGCGGCGAATGCGCCGCACCGGCTACCTCAGCCTGAAGGTTAACCCACGCTGGCGCCTGTTATCGAAAGACGATGGCCGGAACTGGGAAGTTATGAGTCATGAAACCTATAACCGGGAGAAAGACAAATGATTGACAACAGAACTGTCAGCGCCATTGACCTGGCGTTGCAAAAGCACCCAACGCCAGTTGGTGATCTGTTCGCCGCGATCCGCCACGGACGCATGAAGCGGTGCTTCAGCCGGGATACCGCAATTCGTTACCTGGCGTTCTTCATGACCTCCCGAGCTTTTGGGCGTTCTGGTTTCAAGCAGCGTTATCCGGACGTGCAGGTAATTCATCCACTGAATCCAGAACTGAGTAGCTGGCAACGTGGCGCCGTGACCACTGAGTATTTCAACGCCCACCAGCGCACCGTTCGCCGGCTGCGTCGCATCCTCGCCCGCAAAAGAGAAATGCAAAAGTGGTGCAAAAAGTGGGATGCCATGCACGACCGCTACGTGAAAGAGCGCGAAGAACTGCAGGCCTGTAAACCTGGAGGGCTGAGTCGATGATTGCTTACTTACGCGTTGTTCTAGCGGTGGTGATTGTCGCCAGCGTTTATGGGCTGTTCGTTCCGATCCTCATTTCGATGAAGGACACGGTAGCCGTCGCATCCGGCGTTGCACTGGCGTTTCTGACCCCGCCATGCATCTACGCCATTTGTAAGGGTCTTGTACTTACCGTAACGAAGGATAAGAAATGAAAAAAGCAATTATGGCTTCAATTATCGCACTCTCTGCCATCGGCCTTGTTGGTTGCGATCGAGTTGAGCCCGGCAACGTGGGTATCAAGGTGAATAAGTTGGGTGACGATAAAGGCGTTGGCGAAGTCGTCGGAGTCGGCCGCTACTGGACCGGCTGGAATACCGAGGTTTATATCTTTCCGACCTTCAAGCAGATGAAAACGTATGAAGACGCTTTCAACTTCCAGATGAGCGATGGCACCACCATCGGCTACCACATCGGGGTCGCGTACAAGGTTGATCCGACCAAAGTTACAACCGTTTTCCAGACCTACCGTAAAGGCGTGGACGACATCACCGACACCGACCTGCGGCAGAAGATTGCTGACGCCCTTAATCGTCTCGCAAGTCGGATGAGCACCGATAAATTCATTGACGGCGGGAAAGCTGAGCTGCTTGAAAACGCACTGAAAGAGATCCAGTCCGATATGGGGCCGGTTGGTATCCAGGTGATCAGCCTTTCTTACGTTGGCCGTCCGGAATACCCGCCGACAGTGATCGAAAGCATCAACGCCAAAGTTACGGCCAACCAGAAGACGCTGCAGCGCGAGCAGGAAGTTAAACAACGTGAAGCTGAAGCCAACATGTTGCGAGCCGAAGCCGATGGCCAGGCGGATGCAAAGCTGAAATTGGCTGAAGCAGAAGCAAAGTCTATCCAGATCCGTGGGCAGGCCATGCGTGAGAACCCTGAGGTACTGCAACTGGAGGCCATCAACAAATGGAATGGCACCCTGCCCCAGTACATGACCAGCGGAACAAACACCCCGTTTATCCAGGTTAAATGATCCACCAGCCCGGCGACAAGCCGGGCACATATGAGAGGTTCGCAATGCTTCAGAACATGCTTAACCCGGAACCAACCTCAACAGGGATCCGGTCTGGAAACCGGGTGATTGGCTACTCCGCTGCTATTCGCCTGCTGGATAACGGTCGCTATGACAAACACCTTGCCGATGGAATGGAAATTCTGGCCTGCATCATGGAAGCGGTAGAAAGCAACTGGATCACGCTCAATATCGAAAAAGAGTTGATCCTCTGGCGCTGGCTACTGGCTGCCGTGTTCATCACTGAGGAGCTGGAGAAAAACGGAACTGTCGACGTTCCGAATGATACTGGCGGTGTTGATACTGCTGTTATCTATTCCAGCAAGCATGGCGCCATTAGCATCTATCCGGGACCTGAACGCTTTGCACTCGCCAACCATATTGAGCTGGGGGCAATCGAGAAATATGGGCCAGAGGTTGGCCAGCAGCTGGCGCTGCGGATGTATCAGGACATGGTTATTGCTGACGAAGAATTTGGGTTCAGGTTATCAGCACTTGGCCGGGAGGGGCTTAACCTCCTCCATGACAGCTTTATCGAACACATCCAGATCGAAGGTGTGCCAGAAGCACCGATTATGCATTGAGGGGAATGATGATGAATAACTTGATCACTAACAAACCATCCATGACCAGCCTTGAGATCGCCGAGCTGGTAGAAAAACGCCACGACAACGTGAAACGCACGATTGAGACCCTGATTATGCGTGGCGTTATTACTTCTCCTCAAATTGAGGAAAAGCCTACTGCCGGGCGCCCCACAACAATTTACGTTTTTGAAAGTGAAGAAGGGAAGCGTGACAGCATCATTGTGGTCGCGCAACTCAGCCCCGAGTTTACCGCCAGACTGGTAGATCGCTGGAAAGAGCTGGAAGAAGAACGCTCCCGGCCAAAATCGCAGGCAGAGCTGATCGCTGAAATGGCCCTGCTGAATGTTGAGCAGGAGCGACGCCTCTACCAGGTTGAAGAACAGGTTGAAACCGTAGTCGAAGCTGTCGAAAACATTAAGCGTGGAAATATGCGGGCCGGATATGTCGGTTATCGCCAGGTGGTCGCAAAAAGCGGCATGACCGATGCCAAGTGCAGAAACCTTGTTAACGCATACCGTATCCCCACCGATACTCACGAGTTTATGACACCTGACGGCCTGCTCTCACGACGGGCTATCGTGGAGCTTGAGCCTTTTATGAAAGCATTCCGCCAAATGATGGCAGAAGCCGAACCACGTGGGGCCCGTTGGTATCACCCGAAAATGGGGCTGTTTCAGGCTATCGGATGGGAGGAAAAACATTGTGAAAATTGAGCTTAATGATCAAGGGTCGGTTTCAGTTATCACGGTCACCAGCACTGTATTTGAGTTCCACCGACACAACCGGGTGATTGATGTGGCGTTGCTTCTCACGCCTGAAATGACCAGCCAGAGCAGGGGTTTTTTCATTATGAAAACGGCCTTAAGCGGCAAGACACACCACGCCCTTCGGGCCTACAAGCATCTGATCCGGGAGGCGAAACGATGAGCAACGGTCAGCACTATGCATACCCGAACCCAAGCAATGCGATACCAGGTGGCATGACTTATCGTCAGTATCTTATCGCAAAAATTGCACCAGTTATGATCACGAACTTCTTCAGCAACGATGCTTGGACGGATTACGACGACCTCGCCAGAACTCTGATGATGGCTGTGGATGCCATCATCGAAGCTGAACAGGAGACAGCTGAATGAAGCGAGAATTTAAACTGTGGCGCCACTGTCGTGGCCTGAAAGTGGTATGAGGTGGGTAATATGGTAGACATTGAAATGATTGACGAGGAAGAGGCAATGCGGATGATCCGGGTATCTTCACGCGTGACCATCCGCAAATACACTGAGCGCTATAATTTCCCCAAACCGGTCCGGACCTATCCTAAGCAATATCTGCGCTCTGCTATTGTGGAGTGGATCTTAAACGGGGGTATCAACCAGAAATCCTCCTGATATGCCAGAATATCTTTTCAGCATACAGATCATAGGCGTCTTTCTGTTCGGCAATCCAGTCATGCTTGTTATAGACAGAAAGCACGCCACCAAGCTCATGCCCCAGCATTTTTTCGATGACGTGCGGAGCAACACCCTCTTCGGATAGCCGGGTTGCCAATGTGCGCCGAAAATCATGTGAAGTAAACTCACCAAAACCCAACGAGTCCTTGATTCTTCTGAGAAATTTATTTGCACCAGAAATAGTAATAGGGCTTTTCAGGTCCTCGCCAGGGAAAAGTATATCCCCATACGTCATTTCAGCTTTTTTCAGCAAATCATCTGCGGCGGAGAAAATGGGGCGCCTGATAATTTTGTTAGTTTTACTTTTCTCTGCCGGCACAACCCATAATCCCTCCTCTCGGTCAAACTCCCCCCTTATAGCCAGCCGAAGTTCGCTATTCCTGGCGCCGTACAGCATTAGCAGTTGATGAAGCAATCGGTTAGAAGTTGACCCACGACTTCTTTCTATAGCCATCCAGATTTTGGCAAGCTGGTTATAGCTTAGCGTGGTCTCCCCAATCACCGGTTTAACACCGATATCTTTCGGCTGCAAAAGCATGAGTTCGGTTGTGCTAATGAACTGTCGGCGCGTACACCAACCAATGGCAGACCTGAGCTGTATCAATAAATGCCGGGCTCGGCGAGGGTTGATTTTCTCCTCTTCGGTAAACCTCTCTACCCACAAGCGGACAGGGATATCCTCAACCGGAATACCGGGAAAAGCGTCGCGCATATGCTTTATAACCGTTGATTTATAAAGCGCTATCGTCTTAGCTCTTAGCGTTACGTCCACGTAATTTTCTTTCCAGTAATCCAGGCAATCCTTTACCGTTGGCTTACTCTTGGATTTGTTGCCACCAGCCAGCGTTCGGGGGTCAATGCCTTTGTCTGCCGACTCCCTCAGGTCTGCAACGATATTGCGGGCATCGCGCAGGGTCAGCGCTGGGTAGCGCCCGAGCCCCATTCGGTTCTGCTTCCCTTCCCATCGGAACCTAAACTGAAAGCTGATCACGCCTTTGGGGGTTATGCGAATTCCAAGCCCGTCTGAATCCGTAATTTCAGCAGGCCCAGAATATGGTTTACCATAGATAGAGCGGAGCTTTGTGTCACTGATTGCCATGTTAGTTTTCTGTACTCACCATTTTGGTATTTTATGTACTTATTCTGTACTCAATATCGCATGAACGAACATAAACAACAATATCAAATCATGTACAACCATGTTCATCACTTGACAAAAAAAAGAAATAATAATTACAAATCATACACATAAATAGTTAACCATGTTCATCTTTGGCCGTACAATATCAACCATGTGCAAAGCCCACACCTTGCCGAAGATTACGAAACGATGGTTCCTTTTCAGGCGCTGCAG